GGACCGGCCGACTACATCGAGACGGTAAACACGCCTGGCCAACGTCTCTATGCCAAGCAGTGGGAGATGCAGAACGGCAAGGGGGTGAACCTCGAGTTCCAGATGAACGCGCTGCACTACTGCACCCGCCCGCGCGTCCTCATCCCCGGCAAGCGCACCTGAGCCGGAGCACCCATTGCCCTCGCCGTTTGACGACCTCGACGCGGCCGCGTCCTCCGCGGTAGTGACGGCCTACGGCGAACAGGCTGTCCTTCAGCCGCGGCGATCCGAGCAGTATGTCGAGCGCACCGCCGACGCCGACCGGAACGGTGCGATCGTCTGGGTTGTCTTCTCGGCGCGCCCGACGAGCTTTGATCTGCACGGGCAGGCGCGCGGTGCCGAGTTGGACGGCACCACTCGGGTGAACGCGGCGCGGTCGGAGTTCTGGATCGCGCGTCAGCAGGTCGAAACACTCTCCTTGAGGCCGGCCAAGGGCGACCTTCTCAGCCTTCCCGGTCACCCGGGCTCGCCGACGTATGCCATCGCGGCGATCCAGCCGACCAACATGGGGGATCTGGCGTTCCTGCTCGTCCGCGAGGGTGAGCCGCAATGAGCCTCTCACGCCTTGCCATGCGGATTGCCGCCGCCCGCGCTCTGAAAGGCGCGACCCTTGCGGAGGCCCGCGTCTTCGACAGCGCGATCGATCCGATCGATCAGACCATCGCCGAGACCCGCGCGCCGGTCCTGATCGTGACGACCGACGACCATGAGGTCGAGACGATCGGGCGCGACCTGATGCACGGCAACACAAAATGCGAACTGGTGATCGAGGCAGCGATCGCGTCGCGGGTTGAAATGAGCGGGGACGTCAGCCTCTCCATCCCGCATACCGACGAGGGCATGGAGATCGTTCTCGATCTGATCGAGCATCAGGTGATGGCGGCGCTGACCCGCGAACGGACCGCCTGGTCGCGGGTGTGGATGAAGCTTGTGCCGCGGATCCACAAACGCTCCTCGCGACGCGGTGCGTCAGTCGAACACGGCGTCCGATTCGCTGCTCGGCAGATCGTTCTGAACTGTGACCTGATCGAGGCTCCCTCCGACGGAGCAACGGTGATACCGGGCTCGACCTGGGAGGATGTTCTCACCGTGATGACAGGGGACGAAGCGCTCTCACCGATCGCCGACCTTCTCCGCGCGACGATCGAAGGAGGGCCACTTGCTGACTGGCGCCGCGCGGCGAATGCCCTCGGCATTCATCTCGCAACGGCGGATGCCATCGGCATCGGTCCTATCCTCGATCCCGCCGCGGATCCAAAGACCCTCGAAGAGATCAGGATCACGGGCGGGCCGTCTGATTTGGTCCTCTCGAATGCCGATATGTGAACCACATCGATGCGGGAAATCGTCGAACTCGCCGCCCGCATTGCGGAGCTCGAGCGCCGCTTCTCCGGCATGATGCGTCACGGGACGGTCGAAGAAGTCGATACGTCCAGGCATCGCGTCCGCTTGAAGTTCGGAACGGACGTCGAAGGCAAGCCGTTCCTGTCGCCCTGGATTCCCTACGCTCAAATGGCCGGCGCTCTTAAGGTTCACGTGCCGCCGTCGATCGGGCAACAGTTCACGCTGATGGCGCCGGCGGGGGACTGGCAGCAGGCGGTGGCCGTGCCCTTCACCTGGTCGAACCAGAACCCGGCGCCATCCGAAAGCGGCGAGGAAAACGTCCTCACCTTTGGCGATGTCCGCGTGACGCTGAAGGACGGCCGTCTCGAAATCAGGACCGCCGGTGTCACCCTGGGAATAACGAACGATGGCCTTGCCATCACCGGCGGCGAGGTCAGGCACGATGGCAAGAACATCGGCGCGACCCACACCCATGGCGGTGTCGTGTCAGGTATAGCCGAGACGGAGGCCCCGGCGAACTAAGGGAGCCGTCGGCCGACTTGTTCTCCGGCGGCGGCCCGAGGCTCATTTCCGCTGGAGCGACAGGAGGTAGGCGACCACGTCCCGCTTCTCGTCATCGAACAGGCGGTAGATCGTCATTGGGAAGTGGTCTTCTTCCAGGAACCGGACGAAGTAGGCCTCGTCGCGACCGGGACGTTGGACGATCTTCTCATAGGGCGGCGCCATATCTGGATTAGGCGGGTCGGCTGCGCGGAGGTGGCATAGCCGGCACCACTGATCCACCACCTTCTCGCCGCGCGTTGCCGCCTCGTCGGCCAGTACCGGATTGGTGATGGACAGCGCGACCATCGTGATCACCGCCAAGTGAAGGGTCTTCATCTCCGTCGCCGTTCGCCAGAACCCACATGCCCCTTGCCGTGTTTGGCCTTTGGGGCGCCCACGGACAACTATAGCCCGGAGTGCCTCATGCCTCGCTACGCCATCACCGAGAAGGCGGGCCGCTTCGTCGCGGCTCATCGCAACACCGGCGTCGGCATGGTGCTCGAGCTGACCGAGAAGCAGGCCGAGCACGAACTGCGCCTCGGGACGCTCGTTGCCCTCGACACCTCGCCAGAACCTCTCGATCTGCCCCCCGGGGTGCTTGCAGAGCCATCGCCGGAGAGCAACTCGCAAGCCGGTCGGTCGGCGCCGGCCGCCATCTTCGACCCAGCTCGCAAAGGTCGCCGCGGCAAGCAGTAGGCGCACAATGTCCGTCAATCTCCGGGATCCGTCGGTCGGGATCGATGCAGTCTCGGGCAGCATCGTCACCGGCTGGGAACACGTCATCCAGTCGCTCCGCGACATCTTCGATACCCGCTTCGGGTCGCGGACCATGCGCGAGTGGTATGGCTCCTTCGTGCCCAACCTCCTGGGCCGGCTGATCACGCCGAACGAAGTGACGCCGTACTTCGCTGCGATCACCTCGGCGATCGAGCAGTGGGAGCCGCGCTTTCGGGTGACGCGCATCGAGGTGGTGAAGGTGACGCGCGACGGGCAGCTGCACGTCTTCCTCGAGGGCGAGTATCGGCCGCGGGCCATCTTTGGTGACTTCACGGTCGAAGGCGCGCGGCGGCTCGATGCCTACGCCAACCGGGACGGTCTGCTGATCGAGGAGAGGCTGACGCCATGAGCCGATTCTCTGCGATCGACCTGTCTGCGCTCACGCCATCCGACATCATTGAGACCCTCGACTACGAGATAATCGTCAAGGAGATGCGTGACGATCTCGTCGCCCGGTTTCCGCCGATCGCCGGCGTGATCGACCTGGAAAGCGAACCGGCTCGGAAGCTGATCGAGGCCTTTGCTTACCGTGAACTCAGGCTTCGTGCCCGGATCAACGATGGGGCGCGCACCGTGCTGCTCGCCTCGTCCTACGGCTCGAACCTCGATCATCTCGCCGCCCTGTTTGGCACTATCCGGCAGGAAGGCGAGGCGGACGATCGTCTTCGGCGGCGGGTCCAGCTTGCCCCCGAGGCATTCTCGGTGGCCGGACCAGAGGGCGCCTACCAGTACCACGTGCTTACCGTCGCGCCATGGGCGCGGGATGTCTCTGCGATCATGACTCAGCCCGGCGTGGTGCGGCTGACGGTGCTCCGCTCCGGACCTGATCCGATCCCGAGCGAGGCCGAACGCGAGGCGATCCGCCTCCACCTCCGCGACGAAGCGATCCGGCCCCTGACGGATGTCGTTCAGGTCCTGCCGCCGACGGTTCGTGGTGTGAACATCGAGGCAGGTCTCACGCTCTATCCCGGACCGGACGCCGGCGTCGTCCGGAGCCGCGCCACGGCTGCGCTCGGAGACTGGCTCGAACGGAACCGGATGCTCGGCATGAACCTCCGGCGCTCGGCGATCTTCGCGAAGCTCCATCAGGAAGGCGTGCACTCGGTCGAGCTGATCGCACCGGCGGTGGACATCGTGCTCGACGAAACCGAGGTCTACGCGAGCACCGGCATGATGATCACCACCGCTTCGACGCGGGACGCGTAATCCGATGGCCCGGGACGTCCTCCTTCCGCCGAACCGGACATCGTTCGAGACCGCCGCGGACCTGACTGGCGCCCGGATTGACGGACTGCCCATCGACCTGCCGAAGCTGGTCCGTCCCTACGAGATCTCGGCGCAGCACTTGCCGTGGCTCGCCTGGGCGCTGTCGGTTGATCTGTGGGAGGCGACCTGGCCGGAGGAGAAGCGGCGGCTTCTCACGGCGCGCGCTCTGGCGATGCACGCGCGGAAAGGCACTGCCGCCTCGATCGCCGAGCACATCCGGATCATGGGCGCGGATCCGCGACGGTTCATCGTGCCGCCGGCCAAGACCTTCATGGTCCCTTCGTTCACGCCGGAGGAGCGGGCGGCCTATCTGGCACGGTTCGCACAGTTGCGGATCTACCCTTTCGTCGGCCGCGGCACATGGCGTTTCGCCCACTTCACCAGCAAGGCCTTCGGTCGGGACAAGGCCTTTCTCAACGCCGCCATGGTGAAAGATGTTGGTGCCTGGTCGCGGTTCGTGCGGACGGCGAAGCTGTGGGACCGCGGCGTCGAGACGACGTTGACCATCCGGACGGTCTCTGCTGAAGCTGTCGGTCGTGTCGATGCCGTCGGCTACGACGAAGTTGTCCTCGCGCCAAAGCCGACGGCCGCCGTCCACCTGACCGCGCCGCCGAAGGCCAGGGCCTTCCTCGTTGATGACTTCGGTGTCCGGCAGCGGATCATCCGGATCCCACGTGATCAGAGCTACGAGTTCCGCCTTGGCCGCGAGACCTACACTACCGCCTGGCCGAATGCCGAGTTGATCGACATCAGGCCGGAGGCTGTCGCCGAGGCTCATCCCGGACAGCCGACCGCTCTTTATGCCACTCGTCGACAGTTCATCGTCGGCAAGTGCCTGCCGCCGACCGTTGCCTGGCGATACCTCTACGAGCGTTGGCACATCCACGACTCGGAGCGGGTGCCGGACGAGCGGAAGCGCGCGACGCATCTCGGGTTCACCCGGCTCGGCATGCCGCCCTATCACGCCGAGGTCCAGACCCGGATCACCGGCCGTGTTGCGCCACGCACCGCGGGTCGTTTCGTCAACGGCTACCTGCTCTTGGGCAACCGCAAGTCCATCGCTGACGTCCGTGAGGCGATCCGCGTGGCGAAGGCGCTCCGCGACCGGATCCTGATCGACACCCGCACCTGGCGTCTTCCCCGCGCCGGCGATCGCCTCGCCGTCGGCAGTTCTGCGCTCGGTCAACTTATCGAGGTCTGATTCCTATGGAAAGCACGGTTCTCTTCCGCGACCGGCAGGAGCTCCAGTCGGCGGACCTCAACAATGCGCAGGACTTTGCTCGCGCCTCGCTCGACCACGTAGTCAGGGACGCGGTCGAGGCCGGCAAGGGCTATGTCGGCTTCTTCGCCACCAAGACCGCGGCGACCGAGGTGACGCTGAGCGCCGGGCGTCTCTATGCCGGTGGCGCCGTGTTCGCCCGCAACGACGATGTCGTGGTCGATCTCTTCAACGCCCTGCCACTCGTTACTCGCAAGCGGATTGCGCTGGTCGCCTTCGGCCAGTCCGTGGACACCGATGTCCAGCCACGCGACTTCCTGATCGACGCCCAGCTCGGCACCACCGAGCCGCAGTCGGTTGCCATGGAAAGCCATCGGCGCTGCGAAGTCTCGAGCGTCGCCGGCACCGAGAGCCCCGATCCGTCCTATCCGGCGACGGACGCGAACGTCACCGTCCTCGCCTACGTGCTCCTCGATACCACCGGCATCGTCGCGATCGAACAGTGGGCAGCGACGCAGCTGCCCAACCTCCGCCTCGTCGCCAACCGGGTCACGGCGCTCGAGCAATGGCGCGGCCAGATCAGCGGCCAGGTCGACACGCTCCGTACCGATCTGTCGGCACTTGCCGACCGGATGCTTGCCTTTGCCCTCAAGAACGAAGTCGTCGACCTCACCCAGCAGCTCGAGGACCTCCGCAACAAGGTCTATGAGCCCGGCGCCTACATCTACTACGGAACCGACCACTTCCTGACCGACGACGGCTCGAACCCGGGCCACGCCAGCTTCGACGCTGTGGTGGGCGAAGGCATCCGCTTCCCCGAGGCTGGATCTGCGACGTCAACCCTGGCGCTCCTCAACCCCAACAACGTCTATGTCACGCTGACGAATGGCTTCGTCCTGCCGAAGTACGGACACGGCCTCCGGATGGACCTCACCGGGTATTCCGGCGAGACCCGGATGGCGCAGTACACCTACGAGGCCACCGAGATCCGCCAACTAACCCGGTCCCGCGAGCGCCGCCGCTATGG